TTCATTTTATTTACTTTTATTAGTGAATTTTTCCCATTTTTTACCCATTTTAGTACTACCAATAATCTTTGAAACTGCAACTGCTGCTAATAAAGGAGCTGCCACTGCTCCTACTGCTCCTGCGGCGGTACCTGTTCCAATTCCTGCAGTATTAGCGCCTGCCATTTTAGCAGCTGATGATTTAAAACCTACTGCAAAGTTACCTGCTTGTTGCTTTGCTACAGCCCCTGCAGCTTTACCAGCTGTAGCACCTTTTTGTGTTAATCCTAAGATTCCTTTTCCACCATAATTAAATGTATTTCCGAGGGCATCTACAGAAGGTGCTGATTTTGAACCCATTATTTTTGAAGGTATATCCTTTATAGCACTAGCACTACTAGCAATTTTTCCTCTTAGAGCCTCTTTTTGGGCTTTACTGGACAATGTCCATCCTAGCTTTGCAGCTCCTTTGCCGAGCTCTCTTCTCCCTTGAATTTCTCCAGTTCTTTGATCTAAATCTTGTTGGATACTATCCATAAATACATCTGGAGAAACATCTTCTCCTATACTTATATCTGGATATAACTCCTCTGCTTGTCTATTTATGCTCAAAGCATTTAAACTACTTGGTTTATGTCTTGGTACGTATCTTCTCATACTATTATCCTTATTAAACTCTTATATTTATAACCTTACCATCGTTTCCATCTGCGCCATCATTGCCTGACGCTCCACCAGCTCCACCGTCACCACCACTACCTTTTAATACGCTTGTAGTTCCTATGCTTGATGAGGTAGTAATGACTACTATTACTCCACCGTTACCACCAGCGCCACCACCACCTCCACCTCCTCTATATGGACTAGAAGAAGAACCTGCTCCTCCACTGCCACCAGCTGATGATGGTACTGATAAAATTGTATTTGTTTCACTACCACCAGATGTGCCATTTCCACCAGCGTCAGCAGTAGTATTATTATGGTCTCCTCCACCTCCACCACCACCGCCTGCAGCACTAGAACAAACTTTTAATCTTGTAGCGCTATCTGAGCCTTCCATAACATCTCTCATCATTAAAACTAAATGAGGGTCTATAACATCTAATCTTGTTATTGCTTTTGTAACGCTACCAGCGCCACCTTGCCCACCTGGTTGTCCTATTGCCATATTATAATCCTATTCATTAAACTGAAGTCCCAGCTTCTCCATTAGAACCATTGCCTCCAGTTGCATTAATACTCCCACTATTTGAAACATATCTTGCTGAAATTAAAACAATACCGCCTGAGCCTCCAGCCCCTCCTCCAAAACCACCTTTATTAGAACTCCCGCTTGTTCCATCTCCCCCTAATCCTCCGTTTTTACCCGAAGCTCCTGCATGTAAAGTTCCTCCAGCCCCACCTGATGCTCCAGTCCTTGTACTTGAAGCAGTACTTCCATTGTTTTGAATACTTGCTCCACTCTCAATAGTTAAAGTCCCATTACAAAACAATTTATATCCCATTGTATAAAGAATAGTACCACTTTTAACTGTAAAATTTTTAAAATATCCATCATTTTGCATATACCATTTAGTTCCAGTCCTAGCCATTATTCTCGTACCATATCCACTTGAAGTTTCGGTTGCATTAGATGGAGGCATGTTGATAGCATAAGTAAACTCACCATAAGCACTAGTTCTACTAGATGTGGTAATTTCAGTATCAATATAAGAAGAACCATTATAAGAATCTGAACCGTCTCCAAATAATCTACTTCTTTCTATAAGATAAGTCTGAGAAGTAATATCTCCATTAGTTGCAAATGTTATATTTCCATCAGCAAACGAAGCTGAACCATCATTATTTAATGACCATTTACCGTTTACTTCTTTAATAACATTGTTACTACCATCTATTCTTAAATTTCCACTAGACAAAATATCATTAGCAATAGACCACCCACCAACAGCTCCACTTGTTGCAGTTATTTTTCCAGTTAAATAAACATTTTCACTATATAAACCAAAGCCAGATAAAGAAGAACTATCGTATGTTATACCATCTAATTTCCCAAGCCTTACTTTAGCAGTAGAACTTGTCCAATCAGAGTAAGAATCTATATCAGCTTTAATATCGATATAAGGTGAATTTGAATCATCGGAAGTTAAATATACAATACCTTGTCTTGCTGAGTTGCTAGTATTTCCAATTCTTACAAAGTCATCACCCTCACTTGGAGAGCTTGTATTATCAAAACCTCCATTCTCAACAGTAATTGTTTTTCCATTTACACTTGCAACTTTATAAACTAATTTTTTTATAACATTTGTAGCTCCACCAGCAGCATCTTTAGCCACAAAAGCTCCTGGCTTTATTCTTTGCATCATAATTAAATCATTAGCTGCAAAAGGACATAAATTATTATTACTTGGATCCTCAAAAGTAATTGTACCATCATCATCACTAGCACTTAATCCGCTAGAACTTTCTACTTTAGCTGAAGAAGAAACAAATATAGCACCATTAGATGCTCTAATTTGCTGTATCAACAATTCATACACAGAAAGTGTACCTCTAATTGTAGCGTCTGAAACTTCTAAATGCCCAGTATTATCAATACTCCAACCACTACCTGTAAAGCCAGAAGAAAACGGATCGGATCGAATATCATCTCCTGCTACTATTATATCATTAAATGTGACATCTGAGCTAGTTAGAACATTTTGATTCATGTCGTAAAGTTCATTAGCACCTTGACCTGTGTCAATAGTTGCAAAAGTAACTGCAGAACTTGTAGTTAGATGTTGACCTGTATTATATGCTAATTGAGTATCCCCAATAGAATCAGCGGTCACCGATAACGTAACAGAACCAGTAGAAGCACTGGCATCTATAGCTGTCCCTCCAGTTATTCCAGTCACCCCTGAATTAGTTATCGTTACAGCACCAGTTCCTGAGCTTACGCCTATACCAGTACCAGCCACATTAGAAGTAACACCACTATTTGTGATAGTAACTGCGCCTGTCCCTGAACTTACTCCTATACCAGCACCAGCTACATTTGAAGTAACGCCTGTATTATGAATAGTTAGAGTATCTGTAGCACTAACAACAGCATTTATAGCGGTTCCATCTGAAACAGTTAAAGTATTGCCACCAATAATTGGCTGTGTTGTACTACCATCTGATATAGTCCATGATGTATTAGATGCAGTATCATCTACATATTTTTTAGTAGCTAGATGTAAATCTGAAGTAGGTCCTACACCAGTTTGCACAGTAGTAAAGGGAGTAGATCCATTTTGCATTACTGCTCCAGCTGTATTAATAGTCCCAGAACTTCCAGAATTCACTATAATAGTTTTTGGAGCATCAGCTGACTTTCCCTTAGTCGAACTTTGAGAACCAGCTCCTACTATAATCCATTTACCATTATTTTTAATAGCTTGAGATAAAGATGTCCCTGTCCTAATAAAAGCCACATCCCCATCATTCCCAAAGTTTTTAGCTGGGAACTTAGATAAGACTACAGGTTTATTAGCCTTTGTTTGACTTAAATTTCTTGTATTCCTATCCAATTGATTTCTCTCTATAAATAATTGTCATATCATTTAATTCAAATCCTATTGCAGCAGTACCAGATATTTGTATCTGAATACTTTTTACATTTTTTATAGTAGAGCTAGGCTTTAATTCTAAAGTTTGTGCTGCAGTAGAATCGCTATCTAACTTTGTTGTACTAAAAGCAGTATAAGAACCAGTTCCATTAGTTCTATATTTTACAGTTAAATCTTGCTCAACACTATTTAAGTCTGGTCCTCCAGTATATTGAATAATAATTTTGTATATAAAGGTATCTCTACCAGCATCACCAAAATCAAAATCTTTTGTTTCTAAAACAATATTATTAGAAACTACCGTTGTTGCTGTAGGAATATTAGCCCATTTAGCTAATTTCACAGAATTACCAGCCACATCATACCAATAAATTAGATCATTATTAAAATCTGTTGTTATATTCGACATTCCATTGCCAACTACGATTCTTTCTTTTATCATAGTCCAACTATCAGTAACCATATCATAAAGATACGCATCTGTAACCCCATTTATAGTCCCAGTAAAACCGTCATTACCACTGTCAAAGTAATTAGCAGTTCCATCTCCCATATCGCCTATAATTAGCAGTTGTCTTTCTTTAGGGATATATCCAATAGCAGCTCTGTCAGTTATAAAGGTATCCCAAGTGGCTGATTTTATCCTACGTAATTCTTTTTTAGTAAGGAGATTTTTCACAAGTTTACCATCGTACATATAACAACCAGAATTATTTACCCAAGCGCATCCATAATCAGTATTTGTAAAAGCAGCAGGATTCGCAATTCCTTTATATCTATGAGACTCTTCTAAAAACTCTATCTCTTGAGAAACATTTAGGATATGCAGTGTATCTTGTTTAAATTGTAATATCCTATCGGCGTATTCTGCAAGAGCTACAATGTGTTCGCCATCATCGATGGCTACGTCAATCTTCCCTGAGGCTTTAAACTTATCAAACTTCCCTACTTCAGATTTGAACACAGAGTCCGAATATACCCTGCTAGTGCCATCAGAATAGAAAACCTTAACATTACCTAGGTAAACACGTCTATTGGCTATTACAGCTGTTTTAGCTCGTATTTCTGTTATTTTTAATGGATCGTATATAGAATTATTAAAAGGAGGTCTTTCAAAGCTAAATCCTTTATGATAAAAACCTGGGTTTGCTGCTGCTAATGCCATTACACATCTACTCCAGTTGAGTCATCAGGATCTCCATCCCAACCAATATTACTATAATCATTTGGATCATCTGGGTCATATCCTGGAGGATATTCACTTCCTGAGTCAGTTATAGTTACTTGTCTTTCAGAGCTCTCTACTAGTTTATTAAAATCTTCATCAAGCATTGCTAATTTGAATTTTCTAGATCCTGGACCAGGGTTTACTATAGGGACTGTATGGCTTCCTGTCGCTAAAGAATCTAAATTAAAATAAACAGGACTTACTTGCCCACCAACTACTCTTAAAAATCCCTTTCTTCCAGTAAACCCACTTGCACTATTAGTTATGGTAGCTACAATTGTTGTTGTAGCGTAAGATGCAGTTGAAGAGGGGTCGGCATTTAAAGCTATTGAACCAGCAAATATGCCATACGCAGTATGGGAACTACCATCATATTTTAACCAGCCATCTTTGCCACCCTTTTGCAAATCAAAACTTTTTAAAAAATAAAAATCTTCAGTACCATTTTCTCTAAAATAAACATTTACTCCTATAATTCTATCGTCCCCTAAATCATGAGCGGCATCATCAGCAGGACTATGACTTGCATTTTTTATATATAACTGTATTGACAATTTATCTTCTGATAATGCTATTTTGGTTGAAGATTCAGTTATAGGTCCTTCTTGATTCCCTTTGTAAACAGGACAAACGCCAAATTCATATATTCCACTCCATTCACCACCATCAGTTGTCCAGTAAGCTAAATTTATATGTGTGCTTAAATTCCCATCACTTGGGTTTGCTGATGAAGCATCTCTTACTTCAAAAGTTTTATTTAAATCTCCAAAGCTTTTTAATTTTTGATCTGTGCTTACAAATTCTGTAATAGTATGTATTGGCGTATTACTATTAGCACGTTCTTGGTATAAATCAGAATCTACATACCCATACCACTTGCTATTTCTTGTAAAATCTGCGTCATGTATTCGCAAAACACCATCAGCGTAATAGTATACTGGCTTAAAAGCACCGCCCATACTAACTGTTTGATTTGCTAATCCAGTAGTTCCATCTGCTTTCTTTTCATAGAATCTAACTACTCCATTAGGACTATCGCCTTGAACAATATACCTAGAAGGAGATTCTGCTCCATCGGAAATTCTTCTATCTGAAGCGTATTTAAAAGATCCACTACCAGCAGTTTGTTCACTAGTAATTGTTAGCTGATCGTTTATTCTTCCGACAGTCCTTACCTTACCAATATCAGATACTGTTAAATTCTCAACAGCAGCTAATTCATGATGTTGTATATCACGAGCATCAGAATGTTCGCTTAAACCACCGTGAAATGGATTAATATTTAGACTTTTTTTTGGCATTCTTTCTCTTTGTTTTTTTCTTTTTAGGTCTACCAGGTTTTCTGTAGGTTCCTTTTCCTCTAGGCATTTATTGCTTTTCCCCAAACTGAAGTTGTACCATCTATTATCTCCACTACTTCTATCTTAAAGTTTCCATTATCATAAAAGTCAATGACTCCAACAGCGTGATTCCAATTATGCAATCTTCCACGAAGCCAACTATTTTTTTCAGGAGTCATATCTTTAAGGCAGCCAAGACTCCAAGCACCAATAGTACCAGAGTCGAGCTTAGTAAGTGAATGACGCTGAACATCATGAGTATGCCCATAAACAATATTGCTACCATACGCTTCAAGATGTTTTTTAGCATGATATGTTGTTGCATAAGCTCCATGAATAAAATTAACCTTTCCTAGTTTTAACGGTTGGTTATAATTATAATATTTATAACCCCGCTCCTTCCATTTACAAGCTTTTCTAAAAGTATAGTTGTCTAATAGATTATGACTACCAACTTTATTTTCAGCAAATCGATCTAACCATTCATCGTGATTTCCAGCTAATATGTATCTTTCCTCACATTTAACCTTATCAAGTACTTTATCAAATTGATCAATTCCTTCGTTTACTTGTTTTATTTCTTTATCTACTAAGGGTAACTGATATTCTAATGGAGGTAATCTCTTTCCTTTATACTTCCAAGCGGATACAGTTTCCCATTCTCCAACATCTCCTAAGTTAATAAAGATGTTTGGTTTTACGAATTTTATTACAGCAAGCGCACAATCCACGGCTTTTTGATCGTGAATTGGAAAATGCTGGTCTGGTATAACAACAGCTCTTTTTTTTATTTTCATAAGAAATCCGCATATTTCCCTACCTTATCCAAGAAGTCCTTGACTTCTCCCTTTCCCTTTAATGTGTTATAATGTTTCTTCCAATAACTTGCGTAGCCATCAATAGTTTTAGGCATAGCTTCAGGTGCTCTCCAATATTTTAACCTACAATGGATTATACCAGCTATAATATTTGATTCTAAAACAGAATCCCATCTTTCCATATCAGTGCTTCCCCATAAAGAACCTGGGGTATCACTTATAGAAGACAGTCTATATGCAAGTTTCTTTCTATACTTAATATAGTTTTCAACTTGTGATACACATGTTTTTGGCTCAATCTGAAAAAATCCTCTGGCAGGCCCACTTCCCATCTGCCTTATGTATTTATATCCAGATTCTACGAGTCCCGTACTCCAAACCAAGCTTACCGCATCTTTTGATGCATACTTAGATCCCATTGCCTTCAATGTAGAAACGATAAGCTCTTTCATTTGGTCTTTGTTTACCATTTAGAAATTTTCTTCTATGAAGGGTTTTACTACTAGCTCCCAAGCCTCGTCATCTTTTTCTGACTTTGAGGCTCCGACAGCCCAATCTCCCACCATAATAAGTAGTTTCTTCATACCGTGTTTCTTTACTAAACGTCCTATTAGTTTACGTAACATAGTTAACTCTCCTTCTTTCCAGCCATTTTATATATCGCTTTTTTCACGGAAGTCCATAAGAGATCATCCCATTGAGTAGGAGACAAGGCAACAGCCTTATCAATAGCTAATATTCCTATAACTATATATTCCCAATTTGTTGATATAAACTCAGCCATTTCCATTATTTACTCCTTAATGTATTATCATCGCAATTAAAACCTGTGCTGCACTTAAGACTACAACTATTCCAATAGTGATCCCTTTCCATTTAGATATAGTATTATCATGTCTAGCTATAGATCCATTTTGTTTATTTAAATGAGCCTCTATTCTTTTTATATGATGATATATATTCTCTAAATGCGCTTGCTGTTTCCCAGATTGAATAGCTATTTCACTTATTTTATCTTCTAAGTTATGTCTAAAATTCCATACGTTTGGTTTATCTTGCTTCATCATTTATTTCATAAATTACTTTTAAAAAACATTTCCAAGAACAATTTATGATATCAAAACAAACAAAAGGTGTTGTATTAGTATTCTTTTTATTATATATACCAATACTATACATTATTTTTTATCTGTTTTCTTATCAGCTTTAGCTTCTGCTTGTTCTTCAATTTGCTGCTGCAATACTGCAATAGCACCTGCTATTTGGTGAAAGTTTACTTCAGCTTGTTTTTGTTGCTCTTGTAGTTGAGCTAGTCTTTCTTCTAAAGTCACATTGACTCCTTTTCTTTATACCTGTTTCCCACTTCCATTTATTCTACCCTTTAAAAAATTTAAATCATCAGAAATATCATTTATTTCCTTTAGTATATCCTCATGTCTTCTATCTCTGATTTCATCAGATCGATTCCATCTATCAATTAATTTAATACTAATATCTTCAACTTCGGTAATTTTTTTTAGCAATTGAGTTTTTAAAAAATGGATCATTCCTACAAACATAAATACCACTACTCCAACAATTCCCCACTCCTGTATCATGAATTTTTCCATTAAGGTTTCTTTATTCCCATTTTTTGCAATAGACTTCTCTGCTCTTTGACTTCTTCTTCCAACTCGTTTAAGTGGTCTTGTTCCATACCTTGAACAGATGAAGTCAATACAGTCACTCTATCTTCTAAATCATTTAATCTTATGCTAATT